TGTTAAGATAGTTTGTTTACATTAGACAACATATAAAAAGAAAATAAATACATGATAATAAAATAAGTGAAAATATTAAAATAGATTTAAAATAAGAGTTGTCTCACACGACTCACACAAATTATTGGAAAACGTGAGGAGTGTTACGATAGTAAAGCATTACGTATACATTTTTAGAAACAGTTGATTTATTTTACGAGTTTCTTCCAAACTCGGAACGCATTTTTAAGTAGATACAATGTAAAATTTGCATTGTGGCAGACCTCCTGCGCACTCTGGACATTCTCTGTGGAAGTACCACTGAGGAACATGACAACCCAAACACTCTAAGCAGCAAGCTTGCAAGCATTTAGCGCTATCATCGAAGACTGCCAGAACAATCTTCTTACACGCTGAGCACACATGGTGTGCTAGTTTTTTTCCCCCCGGTTGTTTTGATGTATCGGATAAGTAGGAGGGGCACCAATCTACATATTCAGTCTTGCCGCTTGGCTTGCGGCGTATTTCTCGAACGTGGTGTATGTTTGCGTCAACAGCAGCATCCAATATGTTAACAACGCGTGTATCTTTGTCTACATACGAGAGTGTTGCAAAATGACCCCATACCTCGCTGAACAGTCGAGACCAATCTTTATATTCAACCCACACACCCTTCTCAAGGATGACGCGGCGTACATGATTGACCTGCTCAGTATATTGTATATGGCCATAATGAAGCATTTCGACTTGGAAGGAATTAAATGTGGCTCTCAAAGCTTCAGTCGCTTCCATATCAGAACGTCGCCAATTTAACATGTTGCAAAGGCTCACCCACTCTAGGGGAGCTAGAACCAAACCTTCATAATGTATAAATTTACGTTTTATGAATGTTACGTCTTTTTCGCTCATGACTATCGGCAATTCCGAACTTTTATCTGGCGAAGTATACTGCATTCCAACTGTCGCACCATACTGAGCTATTTTATGCATGTTAAACATGTTAGCGTAAGCTCTGGTGACGGTATAAATTGCGTCATCACCATAAAAGCCACATCGCACGTTTTCTTGAAAAATCTTGGCCCACAATCTCCAATCTTGCAGGTGCTCTTCTACGCATTTCAAGAAAACATACCTTGATAGTGCCATGTTGATAATTGAGTTTCCCACCGCAGTCATAATTATTCCAGATGGTAGGGAACCATAAACGCGATACAATTGATCACCATTATGTCTGAAGGAACTGAACATCATCTGCCCAATACGAACTCGCTCACGCGTACGCCCGTCATTGTACCATTTATCTGCCAGATAGATATAAGCCATGCAAAATTGGTAAGGCAGAGATTTGTCCCATCCGCTCCAGTCACCTGCTAGGAACCGCACGTCGTCGGGATCACCATAACGTATCAAACGTTCATAGAATATGCGCCATTCGTCTGAGTGTACATTCAAACCAACTTTAACTTCGCCATCGTTGTGATTTGCCATAATGTGTGCGTTAAAAATTCCGAAATATTCTCGACAAATAATATTAAAATGTACGGGACCAACATTAAAAATTCGTGTTCTTCCCGCATCGGCTTTCGCTGCTATCAGTAATTCATCTTTTTTAACGTCTGTAAAAACCGGCCAAGTGGTTGGCTCCTCAGTTGCGCACGTTATAGATGCTCGCAATTTCAAATATTCTTTTCGCAGTTCTTCTCGCATGTGGTACTTTCCATTAGTAAACTCAAATAAATCGAGCTTACCTTTCTTTTCTCGTTTCCGAGTAATGAATGGTTTCCCAGCTGATGTTTTCATTTCCATGGCACCTATCCAAGGATGCAAACCGCCGCCTTCGATGTCAACACCGTTTATTGCTTCTTCCAGCGTCAACAATCGTGGTGTGTTAGTTTTATCGGGATACATGTGTACATTGTCCAACATGTTATCCACGATAGATTCCATGATTTCCTCATCAACGCAATTCTCTGCTGGTGTCACTTCACATCTATGCAAGGGATCCACGCGTTCTCCATCTTCCTTCTTAAAAGTACGCAACTTCGCGGGCTTATGTGTAACAGGGTATGCCAACCCATGTATCTTTGATGGTACAAATTGACTCTTGCCCGAGCCTACAAGGTTGTCCTCGGAAGTGCCAATAGGATGGTAGCCCATGCCTGGCCAAATGGGTTTGGGGGCACTTAAAACATGTCCTTCCATATCATCGAATTCATCTTCTTCATCTATGATTGGTGCTGTACTGTAGAGACTTGGATGCACTTCTTGCATAACTTGTACAATATCTAGGGCTTCTCCACGTGTCAAAACTCGGCAAATGCCAATTCGTCCGTTGCCAGCTATATGATAGCCAACAATTTTACGAGCTCGCGTGGAATCAACTAAATAAATCAAGTTACCACAGTCTCCTTTTTCCGTAGGATAATCGTAAGCGCCACACGCGTCAGTTGATATCTCAAGCCCATCATAAGTATATTTCATATTCTTTTGGGCTCGATAGTTAGAACACAACTTTTCAGTTATTACACATCTGTTGCCTTCAATCACCAACTTGGGCATAAGTACAGCTGCACTTGCCACAGGATCTTCATCAACAAAATGGTGCACGATACTTCTAAATGGTGCCACTGAGCGGGGTAAACGGAAACAAGCTAAGTCAGCTTCGGGAGCAAAATATATGTCTTCATAGGTTAACTCGAGCTTGACGTTGCTTATGGGTATTGTATCAACGAGCAATTCAACTTTATCTCCTGCTTCAATATCTGAGAAAAAGTGGCCCACTGTACAAGCAATGTTTCCTGTCAATACGAATCCTTGAGTGCTGATTCCTCTATCTTCACGTCTAACCGTTATATAATTTCGACTTGTTGCATAAAAAGTTTCAACCATAGCTGCATCACTAGCAGAGTGTGTACTGAACTGGTCGCTGATTTCTTTTGGTACGAATTTTCCACCTTGCCCTTTAAATTGACGTGCTCTAGGTGATCGAACTACCCTCGTCTTAGCTCCCACGAAGGTCTTACTTTCTGGGGCGCTCTGAGCCTCAGGCAGCTCGCACGTAGTACATATGTGCGTTTGTGTAACGCATAATTCTAATCGGGCTGTGTGTCGCACTTGAGCACCGCATACTTCACATTCATGGCAATGAGTTGTCAATTTCTCACCTTCTTCTATTATATCGTTTCTCGCGTATGTGACATTACGCATAGCCAAAGAACCAACTTTTTGCGCCATCTTGCCAACAGCTTCGACACAATAAGATGTAACTGCCATTGCTGTACTACCAATAAAACTCACCACACTAGTCACTGCGTATTTTATCATCGTTAGGCATACTGAAAACAGTATAAACTTGCCAACGATTCCAAACGTCATGAAAGGTGCAGCAGTTTTTGCCAAAGATACAGCATCCTCGCAGAATCTCAATGTGCCTATACATATAGGATACGGTTCTACTTTTCCTCGCACCCTACAATAATAGCGATATGCTCGTTCTTTCCATGTTTCTCCTGGTAGAATGTGATGCGCTCCATCGGCTCGCATATTCTCAGCATAATTAGGTAAGCACGGTGCACTCGAAGTCGATGGTGGGGGTTCATAAAGATGTGTTCTCCACACGATTGGTTCCCCCGATGCACCGGGAGTAGTATATTCACGCGCCCATATACCGGGTTCTACTTCAACATAATCATCCCCCACTGGTACGTTATCAACCTGACCTTCCATTTGGCAAGCTGGTGGTGCTGTTGGTGTAATAGTAAGGTTGGATCGTATTGTGTCTATATCAGCCTTGCTAAGACGCCCGATTTTAGATACTGGGTTGTGCTTATGTTCCATGTACATTTGCGCTACTTCTTGGACCAAGTCGTAATAGCTCGTCTTGCCTGGTATAGGGACATAATTGCCCAGTTGCGACAGAGAACCTTCTGGTGGGAACTGAAATTTCTTGAGTTGGAACTGTTGATCAGCAAAACCTTGCCCTGGCGCATTCTGTGTATGCACTATTAAATCCATCCTCCGCATCAGTGCATTAGGGTCACGCATCTTATATATAAGATCGTCCGCACTTGGTGTAGAGTTCGAAGTCATAAGCACAAATTCAGGGGTAGCATATGTACAACTTTTCAGGTCACAATCTGCCATGTTTACGTGTTTGGCAGATCCATCAGTTAGTGATACTATACGTGCGACATCCATGTTGTCTGAATTAGCATCATTCACCACGAATACGTCATCCAGTACTAGTACTGGTTGTCCCATGAGTCCATCGTAGTACTCAGATTCTTTACTAATGACAAACTTGTGATAAGTGTCGTCATACTCTCGTCCGAGTACTTGAAAAACGTCACACATGAATTGATCCATCAACATGGTTTTACCTGTTCCAGCTTTGCCGACGATCCACACGGCCACAGGTTTCATCTCTGCTCCGGTCTCTTTAAAATGGTAAGCTCGTATTTGTCTGAACTTCGTTTCTATACGCGATAAAGAGCGGGTCACTGTGGCAGCGAGACGTCCATTAACAACTGAAGCTTCACGATACAATCTACGGCCCTGAGCAACCAGGTTGCATAAATCCTTCATGTCTTGTCTTGTTTCAATCTTGCGATATTGTGTAGTTTCATTCTCGTCTAGATCAAATGTATCTGCTGCTATGCAAAAACCAGTGACACGTTGCTCCAATGTTTTAATGTCAACCATGCCTGTTTGATCTAAGAACCAAGTTAAAGCTGCTGTTATAGCTTTCCAAATCATGGTGCCAATTTTAGCTGCTGTCCACGTCGTTTTATACAAAAGATCAATTCTTTTAGCCCGAGATTCGTTTAGTTTACTATTTGCACACAATCCAAATGCTGATAAAAAGTATTCCTTAAAGCATTGAGTGATTGTTTCTATTTCCCCTGAGTCATTAGCGCTTTGACCTTCCATCGCGGTTCTACCACACCCTTTTATGAGTGCGACGAGTGGGGCAAAAATGCCGGTCAGGTCAGGTTTAGTCGCCCACCAAGTGACAACACTGGCTATGTGTATAGCTAGAGGTACGCCTGTTAGGGAAGCTAAGGGGTTTATATGTGTAATCAATGTTGCTATAAAATGCAAAACGCCCAGTATTTGTGCTGCAGCAGAGGTGTCTGGATCACGTGCCACTACATTGGCAATACGTTCAAATTGTCGGTTAAAATCAAATATGGCTGATGTAGTTTCTCCAAAACGACGGGATGCTGTGTTCAAAGATTCACTCACAGCATATAAACCCAAAAGATCTACTTGCGCTTCGAATTCATTAGGAACGTCATATTTGTTACGTCTCTGTATGTCGTAATTACGTTGTGTCTTCTTGTCTGTAACTATAATTTCTTGTACACTATTAAGAAATTTGCGGGCAACGGGAGATAAATTTACTTTTCTACTCTGAGCTATAAACTTGTTAGGGCATTCTTTGTGAATGCTGACGAATCGCGTCATTTCACGCGGGACTCGCCCATGCATACGTACCCATCGTTCAAAGCTCTGTGCATTTTCAGCAAAACTCGACAAAGCATTGCGCGTCATATTCCATTCTGTTTGAGCTTCCATTAAAAAGTCAAATGTGCTACTAGCCCATCTAGCTGGTATTTTCGGCCGTACAACGGGTTGAATATTGTCTAGTTTAACACCATTGTAGTTGACGAAAGCGTCTTTCGCTATCGATGTGTAGTAAAAATTTTTCTTGAGTTCATTAAAACCTTTGGGACATTGTTTACCAATAAAAATATTCCACGGAATGACATCGCGAGGGTCCACACTTGTTTCAAATTTACTATAAAATTGTTGGTTATCTTTCAAGGTGTGTTCCAACACTGTGGGTACGTTAGAATCTCCCACGTCGAAATCACGCAACAGGTGTTTTCTACAAAGCGTCACCATCTTGCTCCATTGTGAACTAAGTGTCTTTTTAAGAACTGCAGCAGCGCAGCGATCACCCATAGCACGGGCAGTAAAATTTACGTACGACTTCGCACGTTCAGATCCGACATACTGTTCTAAATCTAAGGCAGTCAAGAAAACCGAATAACACATAGCTAAACACGTTGAACATTTGAAAGGATCTTCACAGTAATGTTCATCCATCTCCAACATCACTTCTTCAACGCAGTCTTTGATGTCCTTTGTTACACTTTCTCCGGGGAAGGGGGTTGGGGTTGAGGTTGAGCAATTTAACGTTTTATCTGATTTTGACATTACAAGTTTGTTTGGTTGGTGATATTGATACGCCCAATACCAGACGGATGAAACGTCCCACACGATAGTGTTAGCCTCATCAACAGTAATCAAAGCCGGTAGTCATCAGTAATTCCAGGCGGTCGATATAATCCAAAGGAAGAGTCACTCTATCCAAGTCGCTCTAGTTCTATGATCCTCCACCTTCACATAGTACGAGAACACGGCCCATGTCACCTAAATGCGCTACGAGAGGGCAAGCCTGTAGTAATCACCTCTGTCAATGGCGCTTACACTTGGAAGTTAGTTAGGTGAACCCGTAAGAACGCAAAAATAATTTC